CTTCCTTTTCTTGGATCTCCAAAATTTCACAAAATCCCTTCGCCAAGTCCTGCATTGCTTTCAAGAATGAATCAAGGGGCTTCCCTCTACCTTTTGAAAGCGTAATATTGTCGGCGTTGGATGTGTTCGAATTAAAATCGATTTCGGGAATATTTGTTTTTGCATCGATTCTTATTTTTTTAATAAATCCTTCGAAATTAGATTCGAATTTTTGTTTAAACGGAACAACTTTTCCCGTTGCTTTTCCTGTTTTTCCTTTTGCCATAACTCTTTCTCCTTATTTGTTGAATTATTCTTCGTTTGCAATAATTTCGCCCTTCGCTTCTTTTGCGGCTTTATATTGGTTGTAATATTCTTCTTTTTTTACATACAAAGCCAACCAAAGGTCGATTACTTCTTTAATGTTCATTTGAACGGCGTTTTCAAATTTGCCCGTTGCATCGTAAATGTTTGTTTTTATTCCCAAGAATAAAGAAACATCGCCACCGGCTAAATTATAAAGATTGATTTTCGGTTCAAATTCATCGATTATCGAAGAATATAATTTGTGCCAAATTGGTTTGTAATATTTCCCGTTTGTGTATTGAACGGGCGTTTTCATTTTTTCTTGGTATTCTTCGAACTCTGCAGAATTTTCTTCGTCATTCAATTTCTTTGAAAGAACGGTCATTTCGTATTCTTCCCATTCATCCAAAGTCATAAACGCTTGTTCGTATTCGAAAAGCCTTGTTTCTTCTCCCAAATCATTTATTTTTGAAACTTCTTTAATCCCACGGCGATAATAAACCCCGTTCGGCGAAGAAGTAACATCAATTTCCGTTGGTTTTTGATTGCTTTGAACCGTCTTGAATTGAATTGTCATTTTTCCTCCTGTCGTGATTACTCATTATCTTTTTGCACATCCGAACCGAAACAAACGGCTTGATGTGTTTTAAATACGCTTTGAATGTGTCGGTTGGATAAAACCAACCCATATATGAGAGAATTTGACAAGCATCTCTCCAACTTATTTTCAATTTTTTACTAATCCGTCGAGCCGTTCTGCAGGCTCTTAAAAAGATTGATTTTCGGATCGTTGTTTTATCTCGATAGAATTTAAAGCCCATAAAATCAACGAAACGCCCTTGGCGTTTCCCGTTTTTGTCGATGTAATCAAATCGGAAAACTTGCCAATTTGATTTCACTTTTAAATTTATCGAACCCAAATATTCTTCAATTCTTTTGAATATTCGATGAAGTTCCCGTTTATTCGAACCAAAAATTACAATGTCGTCCATATAACGCATATAAAAATCGGCTTTTAATTCTTCTTTGATGAAATGGTCGAACGGTTGTAAAAACCAATTAGCGAACCATTGAGAAGTATAAAAACCAATCGGAAGCCCTCTTTTAATAATCGTTCCGTCGGGCAAAACTCCTGCGTTCGAATCAAGAACAAAATAAATCAAAGCGAGCATTTTATCATCTTTTATAATTTGAGCGAATCTTTCTTTTAATATTTGAATATCAACGCTCTCGTAAAAATGATGAATGTCTAATTTGAGAACATATTTTGTCTTTTTCGGGTTCTTTTTAATAAATTTTTCAAGATATTTTTTACCATAATGAACGCCCCGATTCGGAACGGAACCACAAGAAAACTCATACATTCCCTTCATAAAAATCGGCTTCAAAGTTTTAACGACAATGTGTTGAATCCATTGTTCGGGTTTGTTTGGCGTGAAATATGGTTGAATTATTATTCTTTTCTTTTGTTTGAATCCGTCGTTTATTTCGTGTGCTTTGTGAAGAATTGGCTTCAATTCTTTATTATTGAATTTTTCACGAAGTAACGGTTTTAATTTCTCCTTCTTTTCGATTACTTCTTGGACTTCTTCTCGGTCGGATTTCCCTTCGGTTCCGTCCATTAAAGCCCCGTCCATAATCTCGTCGCTTGTTGCGATGTCGATTAAGTGTTTATATGTTTTCATTTTCGAGGTTCTCTTACTAATAGCCTTATGGGGTTTCATCGATTTACTAACCCATACCTCTTGTTCGGCTAATTTTCGCCAAGGGGCGAGGATAATGACCTGCATTGTAAGAATTTTGAATATTAGTAATTGAGCGAAACGCCGTAGTTCCAATTCGAGTTCGAAACGGCGTTGTTCACATTGAAAGCGAAAGCCCCCACCAACAAGCCGTTATTCGGATTGCAACCAAAACGGGCGAAGCACAAGCCAAGACCCTTATTTTTAAAATATTAGTAATTGAGCGAAACGCCGTAGTTCCAATTCGAGTTCGAAACGGCGTTGTTCACGGTGAAAGCGAAAGCCCCCGTAATCAAGCCGTTATTCGGATTGCTACCAAAACGGGCGAAACCACAAGTCAAAACCCTTTTTCTTTTTTATTAGTAATTGAGCGAAACGCCGTAGTTCCAATTCGAGTTCGAAACGGCGTTGTTCACGATGAAAGCGAAAGCCCCCACAATCAAGCCGTCATTCGGATTGCTACCAAAACGGGCGAAACCACAAGTCAAGACCCTTATTTTTTAAAAGTGTTCAATCGATTAAGTGTTAAAACGGGGGAAAAATCCCCCGTAAACCCCCTTTAAGAGGCGTTTTTATAAGAGAGCGAAACGCCGAAGCCCCAAACCGAGTGCGAAACGGCGATGTGCACAGCGAAAGCGAAAGCCCCCACCAACAAGCCGTAATCCGGATAGCAACCAAAACGGGCGAAACCAACAACCGTTGAATTAGACCACCAACCGTCGCAGAAGTAAGTCGCCGAAGAACCGCCCGAATCGTTTTGAGGAACTAAACCAATATGAGGAACGAGTTTCATCGATTTTATATATTGCTCGGTTATTGTTCCCGAATTTGTAACGCCCGAATCAATATAGCCGTCGCCTGTTGAATTGTATTCTTCAACGGTTGAGCCGTCGGAAGTTCCTTCGCACATCTTATAAAGCATTTTTCCGTTCTTTTGAATACATCCGTTCGTTATTTTCCAAATATTTCCCCACCAATTCTCGATATGGAATACTTTTACGGCACCGTTGTCGTTGTCGCCATAAAACATTCCCATTTTATCGAGCGTTCCTGTGTTTAATTGGTTGTTATTATTTGAAGAACCTCCCGAATATCTTCCATTGCCGAAAACGGTTTGAGTGTCGGTTGATTTTCCAATCAAGATCAATAAATAATTTATCAATCTTCTCATTGAATATTCATCAACATTCCAACCCGTTCCGTTTGCTTTTGCGTAAGTGATTTGAGTATCGCCGGCAACTGTTTTACAAATTGCTTGACCTGATAGAGAACGGATTTTATTTGAAATATTGCAACCGTCATAAATTGAGCGATAAACATAATCGCAATAAGAACCGTCTTTCTTTTGGTGTGTGTAACAATCGTAAGAATCGTCGATTTGTTCGTTTGCAATACAAACACGCATGCCACCTCCCGACAATTCTTCTTCTTTTATCCAAATTTGACCGATTTCAACCATAGCGTTGGCAGTTTGGGTTGTATCGGAAATTTCGGAAGGTGTAACGCCGTCGGCTTGAAGCGAATAATCGTTTTCATCAAGATAATATTTGACGCTTCCGTCGGGATTGAGCATGCAGGGTTTAAATAAACTCATAAAGAAAGCCTTCGCCCAATCGCCATAATTGAATTGTCTTGTCGTGTAATCCATATAAGCCGATTTGTAATTTTCGTTTTCGCCTTGGTATTTTACACGAGTTGCAGGGTTTGAGTCGTTTGGATTGATAATAAATTCATAAACCCTTGAACCGAATTTATTTTGTAAATCATAACAAACAACGCCGTTCATAGAAACGGGGAATAAACGGAATTGAAATTCCAAATCAGATTCGGGAAGTTCAATTTCAAGAGCCGTTGTGTTATAAGCGTTACGAACTGAATTTTCGATAATAATTTCGCCGTCGTTTTCGCTTTCGGGTAAACTTCCTGCTTTTCCGACAACGATTGTTTTCTTCCAAGAACAAAGAACTTGACCGTCGATTACGGTATCGTCGGGATCTTTCCATTTAAGGAAAACTTTTCCGTCTTTTTCGATTTTTCGTAATCCCGAACAAATCGAAGGGGGAATCCCTGTCGCACTTTGTTTGTTGATTAACTCTTTTATGGCGATGTCGATTTTATCCCAATTTTCGTCCAAATCCTCGTCGAATAAAAAGAGATCGTCGCCGTCCGTTTCCATATTTGTTTTTTTAAGACCTAATGTTTCAGTATATTCTGCCATTTTTTATCCTCCTAATGTTCGCCTTGAACCCTACAATCGCAATAACATTTTTTCTTCAATGCCTGCATTTCTCTTTTTGTCATTACGCCGTGGATTTCTTTTTTTCTTAAATATCTCGGTATAAAATAAGCCGAGTTATGGGCAGGCTTGTTTTTGGCGACGGCTTCAACTAATTTCAAAAAATCGGATTCATCATAAAAAGAATCCGATTGAATAACGAAAGTATGTTTTCCGTTTGAAATTCTTATCGGATCGTCCTTGCCGTCTTGGGTTATAATAAAACCGTTCCCAATTATTCTCGCCCCGTAAAGGTCGTAATTTTGGGGAATGTTTTCAATTACCTTAATCGGATAACCCTTTTTTCGAAGAATAGTTTCAATTTGTTTGAATGTTTGACATCCTGCGAAACTACTCCATTGAGATTCGACATTCGCCGCTCTTTCTTCGAGGTTTTTCCCTTCAATTTCTTTAACATTGAATAATTCTTCTCCGTTTATAATGTCGTTTTCATCAACATTCACGGTCGGAAAATGTGTGAATTTCAAGTTTAGAAATCTTGTTTTAAGATCTGAAAAAGGCGAAACGAGTAAATCCAAGAAATCAGACATAAACCCTGCAGGAGTTCTGAATGCTCGCCCCTTCCCTAACAATTTTTTAAAAGCGATTTCGATTGTGTTTTTCATTATTAACTATCCTCGCATGCGTGATTATTCGTCCACGCTCGTTTCTTCGGTTTGTTCCGTTGTGTAATAAATTTCATCGTTTATTTTTAAAGTTTTCAAATAAGCCAAGCAACCAATCCCGAGAATTGTTTCGTTGATTACTTCGTCTGCTTCGTTTTTCAAAATAAAAGATGTAAAAGATTCGCCATTCAACACGCCCAAGCATGCCGCCGATAATTCGGGATTGTTGATTCTCGCTTTTGCGATTGGATAATCAACAACAACAATATGAGGGCGTTTGGCATCTAAAACGCCGACAATGGCGTTTTTGATTGCTTCATTGTAAGAAATATCCGTTAAACCGTTTATTTCAACATCGAAGCCCGTATAATTCGGGGCTTTTAATTCAACGGTTGCCATAGCAGGTCGGCGATTATGAACTCCGATTTCGCTTCCTTCGATAGATTGAGCAACTTGTAAAAATTGTCCCGAACCTTCAAACTCGGTAAAATTGCCGTCCACCCATAAAGGAAACGGATTCGGTTCCAAATTACCCGAAGGCGTTCTTTCTTTTCCCGATCCGTTGGCAACGAGAAACAAGGTCATAATTCCTTCATCTAACAAATATGGAAAAACATCCACAATGCCCGAAACTTCCAATGCCCAATTAACATAATCTCTCGGGCTTCCTGTTTCGTTTTTATTTCTGAAACCGTAAAGAACCCTTTTTCGATATGTTTCAACATCTTCGTCCTCGGTTCCTTCGATTTTGATTTCAGTTACAACTGCAGTTGAAGGAATCCCGTCAAGTGGATTTGCGATGTTTAATACTGTATCGACGGGCAGATTTCCAACGCTTCCCGAACTTGTGCATTGAACGGTTGTTCTGATTTGCCCTTCTTCGGCGTTTACTTGTGAAAC